ACAACTGTACGTACGCCAATTACATCAATGGCTTCATACACAGAGCACAAAATTAAGGCTGCACTAGGATCAGATGAGTCAAAACTGTACATTGCTGCAGCTGATGATTCATTTTCAACTAACCCAGCATTTAATCCAACTCAATACTTAACAGAGTTTGTAACAAACACACGTTTTGGTACACCTACAATCGATGCATGTTCACAAGGTGTTTTGCCTAATACTGGTATGACAATAAGTGTTCCATCACTCGTAACCAGCGCAGCTGGTGGTACAGGTGTTGCACCTTCAGTAACTGTAGAGGCAGAAGCAGGAGCAGTTGCGAATGTCGGGATGGAGTCCGTCTATCTTACAGGAACAGTCCAAAAGTACAGTGGCATGAATACGCTATCCGTAGAGCTTTTAGAAAGAGCGGGATATCCTGGCTTTTATGCAGAGCTAACACAGCAATTACAAAATGCTTATTTGACAGCTATTGATACAGCTGCATTAACAGCATTGTTAGCAGCAGGCACAAACGGATCAGCTACAACAGCTGACAGTGATGGAATTATTGCTTACTCATCTGAGGCAGCATCATTAATTTACAAGAACACTGGTTACTTTGCACAGAATTACATTGGCAACCCAGCACAGTATCAAGCGCTACTAGGTGCTACTGATACAACTGGTCGCCCAATTTACAACGCAATTCAACCAATGAACGCAGCTGGACAAGTTGCACCTTCTTCAATCCGTGGAAATGTATTAGGACTTGATCTATATGTAGACAAGAACTTCTCAGCGACCACATTTGATGATGGATCAGCTGTAATCCTTGCACCAGAAGCATTTACTGTATATCGCTCACCACAGGCATTTATGTCTGTTAACGTAGTATCAAACCTACAAGTACAGGTAGCAATTTACGGATTCATGGCAACAATCGCCAAGATGCCTTACGGAATCATTAAGTACGCAAAGGCCTAATTAAGTAAATCAGTAATCTGTGGGGTTTAGTAGCCCTAGCCCCACAGAGCTATTAGCAAAGGAGTAGAGCATGGCCGCTGTTTATGTTACAAAAGCAGAATTGCGAGCGAATCTCGGAATTGGTTCTCTCTACTCCGATGCAACAGTAGAAGAAGTTTGTCAAACCGCAGAAGATTTATTAAAACAATATTTATGGTTTAACGATGCTCCAGTAGTGGCCGCTGGATTACAAAACAATGTAGCCACATTAGTATTAGCAAACCCAGGTATATTTGTTAAAGGCCAAAGCGTAGCCATAGAAGGTTGTGGATCAATTTATGGTGGCAATCATGTCATTACTGGCACAATTCCTGGTATTAATATTCCTGTAAGTATAACTACAGCATTTTGGTCATTCTTTAGCAATTATTCATTCCCTAACGGATATTCATTTATTCAGTTTGCAAAAGTACACGCAGACGATCCATTCCATCGCATTATTCCAAGTGGTAAAGCATCAGGACAAGACACAAAAGAAGATGATTACAGTGCGATCCCTGCCATTCGGGAAGCGGCGATGATTCTCGCCGTTGATATCTGGCAAGCTAGACAAGTTAGCCAGACGGGTGGGGTAGGTATGGATGGGGTCAGTGCTAGCCCTTATCGGATGGGTTATCAGCTGATTAACCGAGTGCGTGGCCTCATCCAGCCTTATTCAGCACCAGCATCTTTGGTGGGCTAATGGCCGCTATAACTACACTCCGAGGCACACTGGCAACAGCTTTAACTAACGCTGGTGTATGGAATACTTTCAGTTTTCCACCAGCTACTTTACTTGCAAACAGTGTTGTGGTAACACCTAGCGATCCTTATATTGTGCCAAGCAATAATAGTCAAACAAGCATTGCACCATTGGCTAATTTTAAGATTTTAATAACTGCACCTGCATTTGATAACCAAGGCAACCTAAAAGGCATAGAAGATTTTATCGTAGCAGTAGTAACTAAACTAGAGGCATCAACCCTGGTTTATAACATATCAAGCGTTTCCGCTCCAGCTATTACAAGTGCGGCGAGTGGAGATTTACTAACATCAGAAATAACAGTATCAATCCTAACGAGCTGGAGTTAAAACATGAGCGATGCACAAGATTTAGCCTTCTTAATTAAGACAGGCCAAATAAAAGAAACACCTAAAGAAAAAGTAACACAAACCAAGAAAGATGAGGAATAACAATGGCCATATATCTAAACAATAAAGTAGGCGTTAAATTGGCTACTGCCGCTGCGCCTACTACACCATCAATCGATATTAGCGATGTTGTAACTAGCGCTGTTATCAATCAAATCGTAGATGAATTAGAAATTACAACAATGTCAGATACATCACACCGCTTTGTGCAGGGTTTGTCATCTGGCACATTTACTATCGACTTTCTAAATGATTGGGCATCTGCCGATGTTATGCAAACACTTAATGATGCATTCGGACAAACTTTGTCAGTATCAGTAATTACTGTTAAAGGCACTGCCGTATCAGCTGCAAATCCTACATATCAATTTTCAATTTTGGTCAACAACCTAACCCCACTGGGTCAGGCTGGAGTCGCTGAAATTGCTTCATCTAGCGTTACATTTACGCTAAACTCCGCAGTAACAGTATCGCCATCAGTGGCGTTCTAACTAAGGAGTAACAATGGCAAAGCTTAAAATTACTAGGGCTAATGGTGAAGTCACAGAACACAAGATAACACCAGGAATTGAATATAGCTTTGAGTTGAAGTGGGGCGCAGGTATTAGCAAGATCTTGCGTGAGCATGAACAGCAAACTCATATCTATTGGTTAGCTTGGGAGTGCTTGCGCAGGTCTGGCGCACAAGTATCTTTATTCGGTGCAGAGTTTATAGACAGCTTAGAAACTGTCGAGGTACTTGACGAAGAAAAAAAATAGTACAGCGGGATTCAATCCTTTACACGATAGCCAGTTTATCTGTAGAACTTGGAATACCGCCTAAAGAGTTTATAGAAATGGATTCAGAAATGCTTGCAGCAATAGTGCAAGTATTAACAGATCGGTCTAAGGAGATCAAAAATGCCAGTAGAGGTAATAGGCGTAGATGATATCCAAAAAGGTTTAACTTTTGTTGATGAGGATATGTATAATCGTATCCGTATTGCCATTACACCTTTGATGCGAAATGTAGAATCTTTGGCTAAAAGTTATGTGCCTGGCAATGGCGAAGTGTTATCGGGATGGTCTAAACCTATTTCATCCGAGGTAGATTATAGGCCATTCCCTAAATACGATGCTAATAGCGTTAAAGGCGGCATAGGATATAAAGAGGGCAAGAACCGACAATTCAAAAACGGATTTCAAGTAGAAAATTATGTTTACAATATTAACGCAGCTGGCCGTATTTATGAAACCGCTGGTCGATTAAACCCACAAGGCAGAGCGCCATTTACATCTGTTTACGAAGGTGGCGGCACAATGGCATTTAAGCAATCTGGTAGCAAAAAAAGTAGAAACAGATCTACGGCTGCATATAATTCTAATAACCCTTTTGCTGGCTATCAGTTTGTTACAGATCTACCAGAATTAACATCACAGCCTAAAATTAAAGGCGTTAGAAGTGGTGGCAAAAAGACTAAAGGCCGTTTGATTTACAAAGCCTTTGCCAATGAAAGTCCTAAAGTTTATGATGCAATATTAAAGGCAATCAATAAGACCGCTGATTTTTTTAACTCATCTACAGAAGTTAAGAGGGCTGCATAATGGCCAATGTAGTCGTATCTGCTTTAGCCACCTGGAATGGTAAGGCTCTTAAAAAAGCTAAGCAAGATGTAAACGTATTTGACAAACAAATAAAACAACTAGGCAGAACCTTTGGCATAACCTTTAGCGCCGCAGCTTTAGTAGCATTTAGCAAGAAAGCAATCAGGGCTTTTACAGAAGATGAGGCCGCAGCTAAGCGCTTGCAATTACAGTTAGAAAATACTGGCAATGCATTTAGAGTGGCTGAGGTAGAAGCCTACATAAAGAGTTTAGAAAAAACTTTAGGCATATTACAAGATTTACGTGGGCCATTCCAAACGTTCTTAAACCTTACTGGCTCTGTTGAGTTAGCACAAAGATCTTTAGAAGCTGCATTAAACATAAGTGCTGGCACAGGTGAAAGCCTTGGCACAATAGTAAATGCTATCTCAGCTGGTATCAGAGGTCAGACTAAAGCAATCAAAGGCCTTAACACAGGTATAGATGAAAGCATAATTGCAACTGGCGACATGAACAAAATTATGGCCGCATTGGAAAAAAGATTTGCTGGTCAATCTCTTGCTAGATTAGATACTTATTCTGGCAAAATGGATTTGCTAAAAAAAGGTGTCGATGAAGCTACTAAATCTATTGGTACAGGATTAGTAGATGCGTTAGTTATATTAAGTAAAGATGAATCAATATCTAGCCTTGCCGATGACTTTGAAAACCTTGGCGACAACATTGCTTATGCTATTGTCGAAATGGCTAAATTAATCAAGAAGTTTGATGATCTAGTAGATAACCCACAATTCCAGGCAGGACTATTAGCTTTAGCTATTTTAAGCAAAAAGCCACAAGCTGTGGTTGGGGCTATGGGTATTATTGGATTAAATGTTGCAGGTAACGCATTAACTAGACCAAGAACCGAAGCACAGCCAAACGTTGGTGGCTACTCTGGTATTCCAGATGTTAAGGTTGCAAAGGAATTACTAAAGGCACGTAAAAAAGAATATGACATAATCAATAAGAAAAACGCTATTGAGAATAAGAACGTAGAAGAATTAAAAAAGAAGTTTGATCTAGAGCGCATTGGTATAACTCAGGCGTTAAACGTTGCAACCGATGACGAAACTAAACTACGCCTAAGAGCGCAGTTAGCAATCTTGGATAATAATGATGCAATGGCAAAGAAGTTACTAGCCGAATTAGAAGCTTATGAAGCGTTAAAGAGATTGGCTGATGCGGCCAATAAAGCTGCGGATGCGTTAGATCGAAACATGAATAAGTATGATGCAATGATTGCAAACTTAATTACGCAATTTACAGCTCTTGGATTAACGCTACAAGAATCTATGGCATTGGCTGGTATGTCTGCAAGATATCAAGCTCAGGCCGATGCTATTGCGGCTGGTAAAGGCCCAACTACACGTGGCACTACATTAACTCCTAGATTACCAGCGTTACCAGCTAGTTATTTCCAAGATCTAGCAACCCAATTAGTAGGCACATCTTCGTATGCTGGTATGAATGTGGCTCAAATTGCAGAAGAAAGAGCTAGAGAATCTGGCAATAGATATGTAGATGTAAACCTAAGAATTGATTCACCATCTGGCGATAGGTTTGCTCAACTCATGGCCGAAAGTATTCAAATTGCTGGTCGCAGTGGATATAGCACTACTCCTAATGGTGGATTGCCATAATGACAGTACCAGTAATAAATGCTGTAATTAACTTTAGCACTGGCCCTAGTTTTGCTCAAGCCATGATTTTAGATACAGGTGTTTTAGGTACAAACGTATTGGCAGATTCAGCGGCTGTAATTGTAGATGTATCTAATCAAGTAGACAGAATAGAAACCAACAGAGGCCGTACTGCACTTAGTGATGAGTTTCAAACAGGATCACTTAGTTTACGCATAATAGATCAAAATGGTGATTTTAACCCACAGAATGTATCAGGGCCTTATTACAATTTATTAACACCTATGAAGAAGGTGCAGATTACTGCTACTTATGGTTCAGTTACTTATCCTATATTCTCAGGATTTATTACAAGTTATGTTACAAGTTACCCAGATGAATCATCTGTAGATCTAGCAACTACAACTATACAGGCCGTAGATGCTTTTAGATTAGCACAATTAGCTCAGATAAGCACAGTAGCTGGCACTAGTGCTGGTCAATTATCTGGCGCACGTATTAATAATATATTGGATCAAATCTCATGGCCATCCACACAACGTGATATTGATCCAGGCCTTACTACATTACAGGCAGATCCAGGCACTAACCGCACAGCATTACAGGCATTATTTACAGTAGCCAATTCTGAATATGGCGCTATTTATGTTGATGCAGATAATAACTTTGTATTTCAAGATAGAGGCGTAACGGCTGGATCTATTGGTGGCACACCTACAGTATTTGCAGATGATGGATCTGGGATAGATTACTTTGATGCTAGTTGGATATTAAATGACGTATTAGTATTTAATAAAGCTACCATTACTAGAGCTGGTGGTAGCCCACAGGTAGCCCTAAATCAAGCAAGCATAGATAAATACTTTTTGCATAGTTACTTCTTAGATAACCTATTAATGCAATCAGATGCCGTAGCCTTAGATTATGCCCAAGCTTATATAGCTTCTAGGCAAGAAACCAGCATACGTGTCGATGCCATAGTTTTAGACCTATACACACCTAGTTACAATTCAGGCATAATAGCTGCCTTAGACCTAGATTTCTTTGATCCAATTACAGTTAAGACTACCCAGCCTGGCGGATCAATTTTAGAGAAGACTTTACAGATTTTTGGGGTACGTATGAACATAACCCCGAATAGTTGGAAAACCACGTTCACGACACTAGAGCCAGTTATAGA